CATCAATTTGATAATCTCGAACTTTAATTCTTCTTCCATTGAGAGTGGGTCTGAGCCCTCGTACAAAGCCTTGCACCACACTTCTGGCCACTGTTCTTTCACTTCTGAGTCCATCTTCCAATTCATAATCTTCACCATTATTTTTAAGGTACTCTTCTATATAGGGGAGTAGTCCTCTATATATTTCACCTGTGACAATGTTGTATAAACGAATCTTACCATCCCAAGTTTTATTCCTATATGCAGGCATATACTTGAAGCCAGGAACTTCAAAGGTAAAGAAATCATTCACCTCCGCTGCAAGTGATGGTTCAATATCTATTATTTTTATGTAGACCTCATTCTTTTTAGATATACGCATTTTGTAATGTGTGAGGCTCACCGTAATGACCTCTTACCAATATGTTCCATGCAATACTTATTCGTTCATTCGGAGTAGAAGGAACCCAATGCATCAACCATGATGGGAAAATAAATGATGTGTCAACAACAGAGTTAAACTGTATCATTCCAGAGTTGTCCCAGTTTGGTGTATTTCTTGGTTTTAAAATATTTGCTGCCGGTCTGGGATCAAAAAACTGTATTGGAGAGCCCCCCTTCAAATAGTATACACCAGACAATGTATTATTAGAGTGTGTATGGGGTGGATGGGTTTGTCCCTCTTCTAATATATTACTCCACATATTAGTAATTTCAATTTTATCGAACTCGTATCCACTATCTTCAAGTATTTTTTCTGTTACTGCTTTAATATTATCAGAGAGTGGTCTAAAGTAAGAAATTTTATGTAAAGTGTCATCTTTTGCCTTCTTGTAATGCGTCTGATTTACCTTTTGAACATAACTCCTCATCATCATCTGGTCATGATCACCAATATTCATTTTAACTTCATGAACAGAGGTAGGAAAACATTTCCAAGTTTTTACATTATCCATAACATCAGAAACCTCCGGCCACAAATTTCTTCCAATCTTGAGCGTTACGGATATCCCATCCCCTGTTATCTATAGATTTTATCACACCATCTATAAACTCTACTATTGTCTCATAGTATACAACCTTCTTCTCAAGTTCAATAATATCGTCATCAGAATTAATATACATCTGAAGGTCAGTTTTCAGAACTTTCAAGTCAAATGGTTTGGCAGCATAAATTTTTGCATCGGACTTGCCACCATAATATTCCCACTTCTCTCGGTATAATCGTTTGTGGTCAGCTTTACACTGAAACATGAGAAGTTTGTATTTGGTTTTATACTCTAACCATTTTGGTTTGATGATTTGATTTTTATAGGATTGTTGGTGTAGGTCTTCATCATCTAATATAATAAGGTCTTCTTTGGCTTCCGCCTGTAATTCACTTAACTTGTTCATTTAATCTCCATTATGATGCAGTGGTGTTCAATGCAGTAAATTGATATATCTGATATGCAAATGTAGCATTTGCAATCACATTAGTAACATCTGTAGCATCATTGTTAAACTGTACGGCGCTCAATGCTACAGGATACAAATCTAAAAAATCAACCTGTAATAAAGGATTATTTTTATTTGACAAAACCATAAGGTATGCATCAGAAAATAATGCATTAGCAGGTGTGGAAGCACCAACTCTATCAGTCGAAGGACTTACCGCTGCGCTTGGGGTGTTAGATATATTTGACTTAAAATTACTGAACTGTTTTCTACTCTTTGGAAAACCAATTGCAGTCATCCATTCATGCAAAGACCGATAGTTCTCTAAAAACTCATCGACAATAAAACTTATCTCTAAATTCTCATAAGTTATTTTATCACCCATAATCGGAATGTCTTTAAATGGGGTAGGAAAAAGAGCTTCCCCCATATTAATGCCTGGAATATTTGCTGAAGTCGTAAAAAATTGCACTTTCGGTAATTGGTGAATACCGAAACGAAATTGAGTAGGACTCAAATAATCTAATTTATCTGGTTGTCTATCTATAGCTGTGGTCATACTACTATTTATAACAAAAAAAAGAGGAGGTCCGAAGACCCCCTCTAAGTTTGTAGTCAAGTTTCTTATTATTATTACATAAGGTTTGTAACTTTAACCCGACGATAGTAAGCATTTGTATTCGCTGCAAGTGAGATTGTAGCAGCTGTATTAGCAGCTTCAGCACCAGCACGGGCAAATGGGTTAGCAGCCATACCGTAACGAGTTTTGAACCCGATTTTCGGTTGGAAGTTGTCCTCACCAACCGCACGAACCATTTGTAACGGAACATACGGGCAATAGAACAAACCAGCATCGTAAGGTGAAGTACCCTTGTAACCAACGACATAATACTGCGAAGCAGCAACATTCGCCGAATACGGGTCAACATAGACCTTGTAACGACCATTCATAATACCAGCAAAAGTTGTCTGTGTGTCATCAACATTAAGGTTGTTGTTGAGAGCAGGCGTGTAATCAAGAACACCAGCCATCTGAAGAGCAGATGCAACATCAGCAGAACAGACGATCATGTTACCTTTACCACGACGAGTCTGTTGACCAATGGCATTCGCATCTCTTTCGATAGCGAACATCAGGCCTTTGAACTTCTCAACTGACCAACGACCATTAGAGTCGGTGTCAAGGTCGAAGATACCAGCAGTCGTTGTATTAATCGCAGCACCCTTAACAGCAGTATTGTAGATCGAGCGAACAACCTCACGGTTAATTTCAGCAAGAATCTCTGTCGAAAGAATGTTAGCGAGTTCTGTCTCAGCGTCCAGACCGTGGATCGCTTTGAGGTCTTGAGCAAGTTCCATTGAATACTCAGCTTTCAGAGCACGGGAAACTGCCGTAACCGTCGATTTGTCGATACTGAATGACATTTCAGCAAAAGCGTTCGTGGCACTATCACCAAGAGCTTCAGACTGAGCAGTTGTCATACCAGTTGCGAATGCATAATCTCCAGCAGTCGGGCTGTCATTAAGAGCAGCAGGATTGCTTTCGCTTGCACCAATATCACCACCACCGATTGTGCCGGCAGCGTTCTGGTTCGAGAAGTCACCAGAGAAACCGTTTGCAGCAGCAGCGGTTGTCTCATCGACCAATGCTTCTTCACCATCCATCGACAGATGACGGGCCCGCATTGCAAAGATTAGACCAGTAGGGCCAGTCATTGGCTGGACACCACAGATATCATACGCAATTAAGTTTGGCATTGCACGGCGAACTAACGAAATTAGGATTGGGTCCCAATTTGATACACCCGATACATTACCTGTCGGAACACTTTCCGAAAGGAACGCTGCATCTTCTCTAAGAGCAGCTTCTTGGTTCTCAAGAATAACAGTGGTAACGGCCCGACGATACGAATCTTCGATTTCTGGAAGATCAGGATGTTTTAGGACCGGCGACCACTTTTCTTGTAGATGTTCTGTTTGAAACATTTGTTTCTCCTTTATTTATTATTACATCTATTTATTATGTTTATAATTTAAACAGCGCCTTTGATACGTTTTTCAGTACGACCAATAGCAGACATATACGCCTTCATTGCGTTCGTCGTATCAATGTCCTGTTCGGCGCTACCATAGTCATCATCATTATCATAAGTCTGATCAGAATTTACTTTCGGAAAATAACTTTCCTTCAGAGTATCCAACTTTTCACGGAAAGTGTCTTGGTTTTTAAAATCAATCTCTTCCGTCAGTGACTTAAACTTCTCAAACTGTGTATCAGTCAATTCAGAGGCAGCCTCTAAAACGACCTGTTCCCGAACCAAATCAGAATTAGCAGTCTTCATCTCAATATTTTGTTCCATAATACCATTTAACTGCTCTTCCAGTTCAGCAATTTTCTCAGATTGTGCTTCAAGAACATTATACTTTTCGTTTGGAACGTCAATGTAATGATCTTCAAACAACTGTTTCAAACCAGAAATAAAGTCTTCAGCAATCTCGCCCTTGAGTCCACGCTCAATTGCCAACTCGTTTTCTTTCATCCATTCCTCTACAACATAATCGAGGTATTGATCTACTTTTTCAGATAGAGTATCTTTATACTCATCTATTTCTATCGCCATAGCAACTTGTTGGTCTTCAGTAATTCTTGTCAACTCTTTACGAGTCTTGGATTTAACCGCAGCTTCAAAAATTGTTGCAGCCTTTTCCTTGAACTCTTCAGAGAGGTCTTCTCCATCAACGAGGGCATTAATATCAGACGAAACATCAATGCTCTTAATGTAGTCTTCAACAACCTCTTCGCCCTTCTGAGAAGAGAAATACGCAGGTTCCATCAATTTGTAAGCTGCCATGAGGTCTTTCTTGCCCATCTTTTCCATTTCTGCATACATAGCAGCCATGAGGTCTTCTTTATCCATTTTTTCCATGTCCTCATCGGTTTCTTCGTCCTCATGGGCATCTTCTTTAACTTTTTTAACTTTCTTCATAGGGTCTGGTTTCCCTTCATCCTTCTGTTGTTCGTCACCAGAGACTTCTTTCGCTTTATCTGCTGCAACATCAGTTGGGGAATCAGCGGCATCTGGTTCTACAACAGGATCACCACCATCTTGCATTTCATCAGATTGGGGCGGTCCTACTTTTTTAACTTTTTTCATCGGCTCTGCACCAGCAGACCCTTTAGTAGGAGCATCATGAGCGGCTTCTTCAAGTTCTGCAAGAACCTCCGCCTCTAGCTCTTCAATTGTTTGGTCTAATTCAGACATAGGAAGTCTCCTTTTTTTTATTAAATATATTTATAAATTACAACTTTTTGAGGAACTTAGCAAAAGCTAAAGCAGCTTCATTCGCTTGTCTTTGACGCTTTTTAACATCGAAACTTCTTTTTATCTCTGAAACATGAGCTTCAATCAAAGAACCGTGGTTCCAAACCCATTCTTTACCCTCCATAATACCCTGTACAAATGCACTAGGTGCAGAAGGGTCAGCAACAATATCCGCTGCTGCCGCAAGATAAAAATCACTTCTCACATACTTGGCACCGTCCCTCTCGTCCAAGCTTCCCATACCTCTAGATGATACACCCAATTTCGTTCCTTCGTCCATTAAAGTTTTGACGATTTTTCCCATTGGAGTATCTAAAATCCTAGCTTCACCTATAATGTTCTTACCATCTGGATACAACTCAGTGACAAGATGTGAAACTCTCTCTAAATTTACTGTTGGGCCATCTGGGTGGCCTAACTCTCCGTATGCTCTTTTTTCATTGACAAATTTATTATTATAGTTTTTAACTTCCTTTGTCAATACATCCATAGGATACACCCGACCATTACGGTTTTTAATATCCCCTTGCATAAAGATACCACGAATTTTATAACTTTTATCACCATCACTTTCTTCGCAAATGTACTCTACATTTTCAATGGCTTCTGATATTAGTTTCATGATTACTATACCCCTGCATGTCCTAAAGAGACTTCTTCAACATATACTGCACCATCGCTTCCGCCAGTCTCGTTGATAACCGAAATACGATAACCAGTTGGGTCATGGTCAAAAAGTAAATAAGACCCATCATCATATGCAGCACCAACTGTTCCTTCCTCTAATAAAATTTGATCTCCAGCATCTGAAGAGTCAGAATCCGTTCCGCTAAGAGCAACAGGAGACGCAACAGCAGAGCGAGGTCTTACTGATGGACTTATTGTGGTTGTACTTCCG